GCTGGAACGGAAACCTTGCCAGAGCGTGGTGACACGATCCGGGAAACCTACCAAGGCAAAGTCTACATCTACGAGGTCAACGCTCCTGGGAGCGAGCCACCTTGGCGATGGTCCGACCCACACCGAAGACTTCTCCGCATTCATACCAAACAGATCGGAATTGAGTGATGCCCGCAAGTATCGTCGCCATCGCAGATGCAGTGACCGCAGAGCTGAACGGAAATTCGTTTAGCCAGTCGTTTACCGCACAGCGGCTTTACTTGCCGGTCTTCGATCTGCAAGGAATGTCCACGTTGAAGGTTACTGTGGTTCCCAAGGGGATCACTAGCCAATCGTTGGATCGATCGCGAGACAGCTTCGATTACCAGATCGATGTTGCGATTCAAAAGAAGGTCGCCAACGAGATCGCAACCATCGATGCGCTGATGCTCTTGGCCGAAGAGATCGGAGACTACTTTCGAACCAATCCGCTATCGAGCTACCCAGGTGCTCGCTGCATGAACGTCGAAAACACGCCGGTCTACGCACAAGATCATTTGCAGGAATTGCGTCAATTCACCAGCGTTCTGACTCTTACCTTTCGACTTTGGAGATAACCGATGACGACCGGTGATGTTGGCCCATACCGTATGCAGTTCACCAATTCGCGTGGTGTCACCCGCGAGATTCCTGGCTTGGATGACGTGGACGATATGTTCAAGGTCAAATCAATCCAGAAGAAGTTCCGAGACTCGTGGACTCGAGCGCTGACAGATCTGTGGGACGTTACTACCAGCGGAGGTTCAACGGCATCGGTCTCCGGAGGAGTCCTGACCATTGCATCGGGTACGACTGCAGGTGGTTATGTCGAACTGCTCTCCAAGGAAACTTTCACGATTCCCTTCCGAGCGATGATCGCAGTGCAGTCGGGGGCAACTCGCCAAGCCAACACGCACCATATCATCGAAGCCGTATCGGTGGATTCCACTACCGGGATTCCGGATGGGAAGCACAGCCTTAGCATGGACATCGGTGGGGCTGCCAACACGACTGTAACCAATATGGTCTACAGCGTGCAGAACGGAGGTCTGGTTCCGATCGCTTCGGCGGCGTCTGCGATTGTCTCAACGGCCACCTATTCGATTCTCGAACTCGAGCCGTTTTCCGATGAGTGCTATTTCCATTCACGGGTCATGGACTCCGCGACGGGACGAGCCAATTCCTACGTCCGCCATCAGCAGATTCCCGATCCGACAGCCTCCTACAAGATCCGCATACGATCTTCGAACCATCAAGGGTTCAAAGCGGTATCCAACGCAACCGCTGGTCCTGGCAACGTTATTCGGCTCACGTCGACTGCCCATGGATACACGGGAACGCCGACGATTTGGGTGGAATATCTCAATGGTGTCACCAACAACGGTGCCGCCATTCGTGGAAATTACTCCGCGACGGTGATCGATGCTAATACGATCGACTTGACTGGGACGGTCTTTGGTGGTGCATATGTTGTAGGTTCTGGCCAAATCGCCCTCGCAGCCGCGCCGGCAGCCAACATCAATTTCCAATCCCAGTTCATCAATTGCCAAGATTATGCGGAACTAACCGCAGAAGTAACCGCGGGCCGAGGTCAAACGGTCGTTGGACAAGGTCTTGGAGTGATCCTCACCGGAGCGACCGCAACCACGACCAACATTGGAACGGTCACAGCCAACGTGGCTGGCCAAGCGGCCCACGATGCAGTCATCACGGGTAATCCAGTTCGGATGGCGGCCCGAGCTCTCACGGCAGCCTACGCGAGCGTCGCCACCGGGGATGTGGCGGATCTGGTTTCAACGCTTCAAGGGGTTTTGGTAACGCGACCTTGGCAAATCCCAGAACTCGAATGGTCGTATGTCGCAGCGTCCGGTGGTGTGATCAATACCACCGATGTTGTGATCGCAGCGGCAGCCGGTGCAGCTCTTCGTCGCTACATCTGCTCGATGCAACTCTCGAACAACTCCGCGGTTGCCACCGAAGTCGTACTCAAAGACGGTGCAACGATCATTTGGCGAGGCCATTTGCCAGCGAATGCACCGATGTCCGAGATCATCTTTGAGAACCCACTCAAAACGACAGCTAATACGGCATTGAACTTCGCGTGCATCACCACCGGTGCAGTGGTTTACGTCAACGCACAAGGATTCACGGCACCGTAAACCATGATCGACGTCAAAGTCACCACGAAAAAATCATTCGACAAGGTCAAAGCCAAGTCCCAGCAAGGCAACTTCAAAAGCCTGGGACATGCGGCTGCGTCGATTCGTTTGATTGCTCGTCGGTCGATTCGGCGGCGACAGACCGCTGCGATGCCAGGCAGCCCACCCAATACGCGTCGTGGCCAACTGAAGCGTTCGATCATGTACTCCCTGGATAAACAGAGAGGTGTGGCCCTAATCGGACCAGACTTTGATGTCGTGGGAGCCGCGGGTAAGGCGCACGAGTTTGGCGGCAACTTCCGACGAGAGCGTTACCCAAAACGACCGTTCATGGGGCCAGCACTAGAGAAAGTCAAAGACCGCTTGCCCTCGATGTGGGCAGGAAGCATTCGTTAAGGAGAAAACACGATGCCAGCCAAACTAGGACTCGATGCAAAGCTTTACCGTAACGCCGGGACGTACGCGGCTCCCACTTGGGACCTCGTCGGTAACGTTCGAGATTTGACGCTGAATCTGGAAACAGGAGAGGCCGATGTATCAACCCGCGGAAATAACGGCTGGCGGGCGACCGTCGGCACCCTCAAGGACGCTTCGCTTGAATTTGAGATGGTTTGGGATACAGCCGACTCAGACTTCGGTGCCGTGCGCGATGCATTCCTGAACAACAACACGGTGGAATTCGCCGTGATGGATGGACTCATTACCGGAGCAGGCAGCACCGGATCTCAAGGCCTGCGAGCCACGTTTCGTATCGCTAGCTTCTCGCGCAATGAAGCGCTCGAAGAAGCGATCACTGTTTCGGTCACTGCCAAGCCAACCTATTCGGCCAATCCACCTAGCTGGATGACCGTCGCCTAATCCCGTTTCGATTCTCTTGCTTACGGAAGGCATTTAGAAAATGCACAGTTTTGTGGATAACTCCCGACGCACCTGGGAAATCGCGATCAACGTCGCGGCCGTCAAACGGATCCGTGGTTTGTTGGGGATCGACCTGTATGCACTGGTCGACGACGGGTTCAAGTCTCTCTCGAAGCTTGTCTCCGATCCGGTCACCCTGGCCGATGTGCTGTACTGCTTGTGCAAGGATCAGGCCGACAAGCAATCGATCAGCGATGAGGAATTTGGGCGAGCATTGGCAGGGGATGCAATAACCCAAGCTGCCGATGCATTCGTCGAGGAACTGATCGATTTTTTCCCAGATGCCCGCGCCAGGGCGAGCCTTCGCAAGGCGATCGAAGCGGGCAAGACCGTCAGGGACAAGGTGCTCAGCCACGCGGAGAGGATCCTCGACTCGATCGACCCAGAGGTCGAAGCGCAGAAGTGGATCAGCTCGTCTGGCACCTTGCCGGAGTCCTCGGTTGTGACCCCGGACCCTTCAGCCTCCGAGAGCTGATCGCGATGGGCGAAGCTCGAAGCCAGATGCTGTGGTCACACACTTCCTCAGTTCTGGCAATGCTCGCCAACATCCATCGCGATGCCAAACGTTCGAAGATCTACCACCCGTCGGATTTCAACCCGCACGCGAAGAAACGGATTCAACCTCGCACGATGGTTGGGATCGAAGCCCTCAAGCACGTGTTCATTGATCGGATGCAAGAGAAACAGTAACGATGGCATCAAGTTCGAGTATCAAAGCCGGTTCAGCGTACATCGAGCTCTTTACCAAAGACTCTCGTCTGGTGAAGGGACTCAATGACGCTTCGAAGCGGCTCGATACATTTGGCAAAAGCCTGCAGGGGATCGGCACGAAAATGGCGATGCTCGGGGCTGGTGTCGTCGCTCCATTGGCCGGCGCTGCGAAAGTGTTTGCGGACATGGGTGGAGACCTCGACGACATGAGCCAACGAACCGGTGTGTCGGTTGAAGCTCTCTCGGAACTAGGGTTTGCAGCTGAGCTATCCGGGAGCGATTTAGCTACTCTTGAAGGATCGCTCAAGAAGATGCAAAAGATGCTCTTCGAGGCAGCCTCCGGATCGCAGTCGGCCCAG